TATTGCATAGCCATGTCTGCCTCCTATAGAAAAGGCGGGGCCGAAGCCCCACCGATTACGTGGCAGAAATGGCACCAGCGGTATCGACGCGCAGCCAAGCCGTGCCGTTCGAGAACGCAATGATCGGCGAGCCGTTTGCACCGTTGCTCACATAGATCATGCCGCCTGTGCTAAGCGAAGCGCCCGGAACAGTTGCGACGGTGAATGTGTCGGACACCTTGACGGGGCCGGAGAAGCTTGTGTTAGCCATTGGATTATCCTCGCAGGATGTAGCCTTGGAGTCTCTGCGAGCGTCAGCCGGGACTGTCTCTCAAGGCCGGGGAACCCGGTCCACCATTCGGGGGATAGCTAAATTGTACCACAAATGAAAAGGCCCCCAAAGCGGGGGCCTTTCCTAGTGTATCGTAGCGCTATCAAGCGCCCGGGCTGCCCCAGATGCCAAGCGGATCCGACACGCCGAAGCTGTAACGCTCACGGCTCTTGTAGCGGACGTTGCCTGTATCGAAGTCGCCATCCATCGAGGTGGCGAGCGGGGTACGAACGAAGTGCTTCATGCCGTTCGGAACATCCGTGATCAGGTAGTACGAATCGGTGTCGGTCAGGTAGTGGTTGACCGAGTAGCCTTCCGGAATCGTACCGTTGTTCTTGATCGCGTTGATGTCGTTGTCAGCGGTCGCTGTGCGGAGTTCTGTCTCCAGCAGGCGGGTCGCAACGAACATCAGGTTCGGCGGAACAATCAGCTTGCGCGGGCGGGCCGCAATAAGCAGACCACGTTCGTCACGCCAGCCAGCGATCTGGATAACGGCGGCCTCAAGCGAGGTCTCGTTCAGATCAGCCGGTGTGGACTGAGTGTTGCTGTTCGTGCCACCAGACACGAGCGGGTGGGCTGTGTTAAACAGCGTCACGCCGTCGCCCGACACAAACGCGCCACCAGAGAAGCCGTTGTTCAGCGGATAAGCCGACTTAACCTGCTTCGTGTAGGCCATCGAACGAGCGAGGGCCTTGGTGTAGCGCGAGGACAGCGAGTCGTACAGGTTGTCTTCCATCGCCTCTTCGGTGATGGAGAAGCCCATAGCGATGGTCTCGTGGTTGTAACGAGCCGTCCAGACTTCCTGAGCGTTGTCGTAGGCGATGGCAGAGCCTTCGGCCTTGACCGGGGCTGTGCCGAAGCCAGACAGCTTCAGCTCTTCTTCGAACGAGCGCTCCGAGGTTTCGGTCTCGTAGATCGCTTCGTGCTCGTTTTCGTACTTCTTGTACTCAAGGCCGAACAGGGCGTTTAGACCCGGCAGCAGTTCCTTGAGGAGTTGTGCGCGTGAAATAGCCATTTTCTATATTCTCCTATTACACGCCAGTCGGGTTCATGTACGCATGACCGTAGGTCATGGTAACCGCAGCGTTCGAAGAATTGCTCGAAACGGCGGCGGGCATGTTCCACTTAACAAGAAGGTCCGTGTAAGCGTCGCCGACCTGAGATTCGGGACCGTCCACGAAGCCAACAATGCGCAGCGGCAGAGTGGCGGTTGTGTTGATCGAAGCAGCGTCAGCAGATGTTTCCGAGTTGCCAGTGGCTGTGTCACCAGAGAAGGTGCTGAAGCCAATGTTGGCACCGAGAGCCGCCTGTGTGACAGCGTCGTCAGCCTGAACCTGCATCACCACATCCGGATCATCCACCACATAGGCGAAAGCATCCGTAGCAACTGTGCCCGAGGGCCAGTACTGCTGGAAGAGCTTGTACTTCAGGTTCGGATCCGTGTACGTGCAACCGACGAAAACGCCGACAACGCCTGTAGCGGCCACATTCGATGTGCCGGTTTCAGCGATGACAACGCCCGAAGAGTTGATGGACACGGGCTGACCGTAGAAGATGTTCGAGCCATACGCATTGTTGATCTTGACCAGACGGGTCGAGCCAGCATAGGGCTGACCGCCGATCAGATTAACAGGGCGCAGACCATACGGGGAAGCCGTAGAAGCCATGTTATCTTACCTCATTGTGAGGCGGATTATTTCCGCCCCTTGCCAAAAGTTACCCGCGTAGAGATCTCTGGCTTGACCAGAGGCATTCGCGGATCGTTTTCACGCATGAAGTTGTTTTCCACGGAAGTCATCTGATTGATCGCATGCTGACGATAGTAATCGTCGCGCTCAGCCATTGTCTCTTCCGGTGCTTTGCAGAGCAGGAGCCCGCCAACCTCAATGTTATCCTTGAAATCCGACTTGCGGTCACGAAGGACGGTGATCTCGGGATGTTCCTCGGCCTTCACAGGCTCCCAGCCCTGACGGAACTTCGACGAAACATTCGTGTTGTCCGAATTATTCAGCGTCGATGTCCGGATCCAGCGATAACGCCAGCCATCCGTCTTGTTCGGTTCTGGAAGCACAGTGGGCGGAGCCCAAGACTTCTTGCGCGAAGTTGCTTCGCGGGATTCGCTTTCGCGGGGTGTGCGCTTATCCATTCATGGACCTCAATTTTTCGGCAGCGTACTGCTCGATTGACAATCCAAGGCGCTTAGCGATGGCGACCTCGGATGCGGACAGTTGAACCTTGCGTGGCGGAGTCGTATTTCTTTTCACTGGAGCGACCACGACGCTCTGCTTCTGCTGAGGGGCTCTGTTGTCCTCGAAGTCCTCTTCAGATGCTACATGCGGATACCGTTTCCGGATCTCGCTATCGAGCTTCTCCCAATACTCGTCGGTCTTGGGATCCACACGATCAAAAACAACTAACCTGTCGTGGACGTGCCGGGCGAAATCAGTCATCTCCCGATCACGGCCAAACCAAGTATTCTTCCGAGCCCACGAAACAGTCTTCGCGTCGGGCTTCGGAGGAGGCGTCTGAGGCACGTACTGCGGGGGCTCCGGCTCCGGAGGCTCCTCCATCTGTACAGGGCGGAAGCCCTTTACCTTGTCTGCCTCAAGGGTGAGACGCGCGATAGACTTGTGCGCCTCAACCTGCTTGTCTACATCGCCCATTTCGACAGCTTCCTTGAGAAGCCGCTGGGCGATCTGGAGTTCGCTCTGGACCCGGGTCTCCATCTGGTCGGCGATAAGCACCTGACCCGACTGAAGCGCCCGCCTAAGCTGGTTGTTCTCCTGCTCCCTACGCTTCACGTAGTCAACAAGAGCCTGCTGCTGGCGTTCAAGCTCTTCTTTCGCACGGCGTTCCTCATGGAACTCGTACTTGAGCTTGCTGATGCGCTTCTTGACCTTGTCGCTGTACTGAGCAACCTCGTCATCCGCAGGGATGTCCGGGTCGCCACTACGGCGGGGCCTATTCTTGTCTTCAGGCGGGGTGTCGTCGATCACCTCCACCTGAAGATCACTCTCCTGACCGGCACTCTTGTCCGGCTCAGGAGAACCAACAGCTTCGACCGCGCTGTCGATCTCAAAATCGTTTTCGTCGCTCATACCCGTTCAATCCCATCAGGGTTAGCCAATGTCGCCTCAACAACGTCATCGTTGATAAGACGAAACTCCTTGCCGCCGATCTTGAATCGGGTGCCGGAATAAGCCCGGAACATCACCCAATCCCCTTCTCGGCAATAAGGCCCCGCTGGGAAGCGGTCGGGGTCCATGTAACAATCGGAACCCATCACGAGGACTTGGCCAATGATGCTGGCCGTCTCCTCCTTGGACTTGATAACATCCGGTCGAATGATACCGCCCTTGGTCTTCTCTTCCACCTCTGGGACCGCGATTAGAATCCGGTAACCCTTCGGCGCAGGCAACTTCTCAAGAATGTCTTTCGACAACTTGCTCTCAGTGTACATGCGTATTCCTACGTGGTTGCGCCTCTCGGCGAGTTGCGTTCTCCTGAACGTAACTCAATGATACAGCACCACAATCGGATACCCGAAATCAGTCGGCCTCGCGCTGCACTCGCTCAAGGTCAACGATGTCGCGCTCTACCATGGCAAGACCCGCAATGATGCCGGTCAGGTACTTGTACTCGGAGAAATCCTTCGCCGAGCCAAGAGCGATGTCGTCAGCCAACTCATTCATCTTGCTGCGGATTTTCTTGCGAATGACCTCAAGCTCGGTCATCAGAAGCCTCTCCCAACAGACGAGATACTCTGATTGACCACTTTAGCCGCTTCAAGCGCGATTTTGTCCTGCTTGTATTGGGCGTCTGCTTGCGCTTCAGCGGCCTTGACCTTGACGGCCTCTTCCTTGATGCGAAGTTCTTCGCGCTGAATGATGGTAAGCGGATCGTTGGCCTCCTGCTGCTGCTTGGCCATTGCCTGCTCCTGATTGTGCTGCTGAAGAAGACGATCAGCGGCGACCGAGGCAAGCTTGGCCACATCGTTCTGAACGTCAGGCGGAAGCTGTTCGCCGACCTGCGGAAGGCTGACGCCAAGCTTCAACTCAAGCTGACGACGATACGAATACGCGAAATGCTCCGCGAGATGCTGCTGCATCGCGCCAGAGAAAACCTGCGCATTCGGGTTCTGGGACATGAACTGCTGGTAAATCGGATCCTGCATGAATGCAGTGTGGACCTTGATGTGGGCATCGTGGTCCTGATCTGGGAACACCGTAATCGGCTTGCCAGTAAGGACAGTCATGTTTTCAGTGACCGGGTCCATCGGGACCGGCGGCTGCTGCGACTGGATGATTAGATCGACGTTCTGCACATTCAGTGCGTGGAGCATCTGTCTGTGTAGTACCTCCATGTTATACATATTCGGAGGCGCAGTCTGCGCAAGCTGCATAGCCGCCTGATACTGCATGACCTTCTGGGCCATCGTGGCGGCGTTGGGGTCGGATACAGGGATAATGTCAACCCGATCATCGAAGTCCACCTGCCTGCTGTGCTGTTCCTGCTCGTTCTCGGATGTGACGTACTCGTACTCAGGCCCCATGTATTCCTTGATCACATCGGCGATCAACTGGAACTCACGGCTGAGCGAATCGTGTACACGCGCCTGAACGGCAGACATGACCTTCATGGAGCGCTCAAGCAGCGCCAAGGTTGTGCCGACAGGAGCTTCGGGGTTTGCATCGCCAACGTCCATCTCGGCGATTGAACCAATGCGACGGCCTTCGTCAACGAGGTTCCCGAGAAGCTGGTAGAGGACGCTGGAGGGTTCCTTATACGGAAGGAATGCAATTGAGTCGCGGATGGAGCCAGAGGCTACATCCACATCCCTGAATTCTCCCGGCATGATCGGGTTGTCGTCGCCCTTGATTCGGAGCCCTCGGGCCTTGAGGCCACCCGGGAGGTTTGAAAGAGTGCCAGCGTCAACGAGTTGACGTAGGATTGAGGTAGCGCTCTTAGCGATTCCGCCAATGAGGTGGATAAGACCCGTGCCGTAAAAGCCAAGGCCGGGAAGATACTGGTAATGGACAAAATACTGCCGCTTCTCAAATGCGCGATCACCCTCGCGCCAATTACGGCGAATGGCGAGGATCTCACGACTGGATTTCTCGATTGTTACGACGTAGGGAAGCTCGATACCATCCGGATT